GGTTGTCGCTTGTGTTGGGAATAACTAAATACATCAAAGACATAGGGTTTACCCTTTCAGTTAGTTAGTGAGTTGGTGTGGCTAATTGACGGATTAGAGGAATGCCAGGCCTCGACTATGTACATCTGCTCGATGTACCCCGCTCCAAAGGTGTGGCTAATGTATGTATACATACATTTAATCTTGTGGTACACTTCTGCCATAGGCAGAAGTAGGTGTGGCGATTGTGTGTATATCGATACTGTATTTGCGTACAGTTTTTGCGGAAGTGGTGTGTGAAATGAAAAACACCACAAATTGAGTACTACATGGGAACCCGCATGAATCCTAGGTTTTTTCCAAAAGTAATACTCAATTTGTGAAATTGTTGCGATTTCTGGAGGGTCAGACGGGTTACGCGATTATGTGAATGTGTGTATGTTATACACACCTCTGCGCATACGCATTGCTACACAACATCTCATAACCTTTTCTGACTAAAAATATATAACAAATTCACAAATTCACAAATTCCCCTTGGCAAACCCGCATGGTTAAGCCATTTCTTGAATTTGCTGGAGAATTTGCTGATTTGGAAGCCAACAAATTCACTTTACGTGAACTTGGACACGTTGCGACGGCTGATGATGTGCTTGTCGCCGTTGGTGCCACCGCTACGCATTGGGCTACCATTGAACCCAAAGATGGGAATACTTGAATAACTAGATTCTTGACTGACACCTGCACGCTGTGCGGGTCCGCTGGTTGTGCGCAGTGGCAAACTAAGTGGCACGAACTTGTCGCGCTTGAGTGGTGGGGGCATTGTGCCCGTTGGGACGAGATGAGTACGCATGATGTGCTCCGATGCTGAGGACTATGGGGCGTGATAGGTGCGCGCAAAAAAGGGGCGGGGCTTGCGCCCCTACCCTTGATTACTTCGCGTCGGCAGGAATGTCGACACGAGTCTTGAGCACTTGCTCTGCATGGTAGATAGCCGCTTGTTGACCAAGCAACTCCATGAGTTCGCGGTTACGCACAGTGATGTTGGCGTCTTTGACTTGCGACTCGATACGCTTCATGAAGCGGTCGAATGCTTCTGACACGTCAAATACACTGACGATAGGCTCTTCAGGCTTGGCATCTTCCCAAGGGGTAGCCAATAGTGTGTCCTCGCGGTCTTGCGACCAAGTGCCACGGCGGTCTGCGTCAAAGGCAAATTTGTCCTTGCCTTTGGGCAAATACATCGGACCATTTTTCTCGAACCATGCGCGGAGTGATGCTTTACGCATCGCCTTGCCCAAGGCGTCGACTAACTGGTCACACAATGTAATGTCACCGTGTTTGACAGCGTGCTCGATACAACCCACGGCTGTGGTTTGAATGTCCTTGGTCAACTTTTGTGAAGCACGACCAATAGCACCGATGTTCTTAACGATTTGATTTTTGTCCATAATAATCTCCAAGTGAGTGAGTGATTGAATTCGGTTGCATGGTATTCGCGCCCCATGTTGTTGGCGCAACGGCTTTTTGTTGGTGAGACTCGTCAATCTCCGATATACACCTTGGTACTGAAACCTTTGGCGGGTTTAAAACAAACCCATTACCTCTACTGAGTAGGTTGCAACATGAAGCCCAGCCCAGCGTGACCTGTTGGCGTGCAACTATTTGCGTGACTTCGGCTTCATTGACCCCACCACCAGCGTAATTCTGGCTATGGGCAAACACCTACCCGTCACCCGATTGTTCGCGTTATTTCACACAGGATATCGGCTCTTCCATTACAGGTTTGCACCCGACAAGATAATTTGCATCATCTTGCATATATGGTTTTGACCCGACAAGGGGGTGGGGGGAGGGACACGGACAACGCAGCCCCCGCCCCTCTTTACCTATGCCGCACATAACAAGGCCAAATTTTCACCAACATACATACATTCGCCACACGTTATACATATCCCCCACCTCATGTATAGAAATCTAGAAAAACTATACTTATCCAGTGCAGTTGTTAAATCGGCGCAATGGGGATGGAGGATTTGGTTGTTTTCCGATTTTCAAACCAAGGTTCAACGAAATGGCAGGCGAGCTTCTTACCCGTTACTGCACTTGACACACATCAAATTGGCGTTAACATACACACGTCATTAACTCAACGGAGCCCATCATGGCAACCAATTTGAAAAAACTTTTTGCTGGGAAAGAATCTATGAAAGAAGAAACCAAAGAAGCTAAGGCTGTCAAGTCCGGCAAGATCACACCAAAGCAATACGTCGCAGGCGAAAAAAGCGAAGGTGAATCTACCAAAGGCAAAATGAAGGTTGCTGAAAAGCTCAAGTCAGGCAAGATGAGCCCAATGGCTTACGCTAAAAGCGAAGTCAAAAAAGAGAAAAAGTAATGGCTACGAAGCCCGGACTCTATGCCAACATTCACGCCAAGCAAAAGCGGATAGCAGAAGGCTCGGGCGAGAAGATGCGTAAGGTTGGCACAAAGGGTGCTCCCACTAAACAAGACTTCATCAAGTCAGCTAAAACCGCGAGGAAGAAATAATGGCCACTAAAAATTGGATTGCTGGCGCTATCAAAAAGCCCGGTCAACTACACAAAGACTTAGGCGTGCCTAAGGGTGAAAAGATTCCAGCTGGAAAACTCAAGGCTGCTGCAGCCAAGGGTGGCAAAGTTGGCCAACGCGCTCGACTGGCTGAAACCCTAAAGGGCATGAAGAAGTGAAACGGTACAATTTTTTCTTGCCAGACTCGACTATAGAAGCCTTGCGCCAAGAGGCGCATCGCTCTGGCTTGACCATTTCGGAGATCATCCGCAAGGTCTTGACTGTCTATACGAACAAGCTGACTGAGAAGAAATGACCGACGACATCAGCCACTACGCTGACCATTCTGAGTTTGCACTCTCACCGAGTGCACCAGAAGCCCATGTCACTTTGGACGTACCGCCCCAGCTAGTCTGGGAGTGTGCGGCAGGGTTGGAAGACCCTGACTCCATCGCGGCACGGTTTAATTTTGAGGGTGCGAAATGGGAGCGGCTAAAACAATGGCCGCCTTTCATACATGCAGTTCAGAACCAGAAGGCTGAGTTCGATCGTAACGGGATGACTTTCCGTCTCAAGGCCGGACTCATGGCCGAGGAGATGATGACCCAGATGTTCAAGCAGGCTATCAGTAACGACAGCTCGATACTGCAAAAACTCAGTGTGTTTAATTCTCTTGTGGACGTAGCTGGCTTAAAGCCGGACAAGAAGGCCGTGGACCCATCCGCGCAGACTGCACCGAAATTTAGCATTACGATCAACATACCCAACACGGCTCCAACGCCAATCACCATAGATGGCTAACCTAGTCTATACACCACCCGTCTCGGTGGTACCGTTCCTGACATCGACCAAGTTTGCCAATTTCATTGTGGGTCCTGTGGGATCGACAAAAACAACGGCGTCGCTCATCAAGATCGGATACGAGGCGGCCAAAGTGAAAGCCAGTCCGGACGGCATACGGCGTAGTCGCTGTGCTGTGATTCGTAACACCCGTCAGATGCTGTGGGATACGACCATACCTGACTTTTTGAAATGGTTCCCCGACCAAGAGGCAGGTATCCTTGAAAAAACCAACTCAAAATTTATTCTCAAATTTGATGACGTTGAGTGTGAAATTCTGTTTCGTGGTCTTGATGATGCTAACGACGTACGTCGTTTACTCTCCCTCCAGCTCACATTCGGTGTTATGGATGAGTTTCGAGAAATTAATCCAGATATTTATAACGCCCTTACTGGTCGTTTGGGCCGTTATCCAGATAAGACAATGAACGGTGTGGGTGCTTGCGACGACAACGGCAAGCAGGTGCACAAGGTGTGGGGCGCGACTAACCCGCCAGATTCGGATACGTTTTGGGAGACCATGCTGGCCGACCCGACGGATAACATGCACGTAACGATCCAGCCATCGGGTTTATCCCAAGAGGCGGACTGGGTGCAATACTTGCCAGACGGTTACTATGAGAACCTGTGTGAAGGCAAATCGGAGGATTGGATCGATGTCTACGTCCACGGGAAATTCGGTAAATCGTTATCAGGGCAGCCTGTATTCCGAGCTTTTGATCGAGATACACACGTCGCCAAACAAACCCTTAACCACATCAAGCTACAGACACACCCACTCATCATCGGGATGGACTTTGGACTCACGCCTGCATGTTCAATCAATCAAATCGATGCCCAAGGAAGATTTCTCACCTTCGCTGACTTGGTCTCAGAAGGTATGGGTACGCTACGTTTCTGTCGTGAGAAACTTAAACCTCTACTGGCTAACCGTTTTCCGGGGATGAACGTCCTGATTGTGGGCGACCCAGCCGGTCAGCAGAGAGCGCAGACTGACGAGCGAAGCGTGTTTGACATCCTTAGAGCAGAAGGGTTTCGGGTCATTTCAGCTAAGTCCAACAGTGTTGTAGCACGTGTTAATGCAGTCGACAAGCTGTTAACACGTACGGTGGATGGCAAACCCGGTCATTTGATCGATCCGTGCTGTACTCATTTAATTGCCGCACTGCGTGGCGGATATAGGTATAAAATCAGGCAAAATGGGGAAGCGGACGATAAGCCCGAGAAAAATTCCCATTCACACATTGCAGATGCCCATCAGTACGCGTGTCTGCACGCTGATGGAAACGTCACAGGTGATGCGTGGACCCGTAAGGCCGTCGAAGTAAAACGAGTTGACTACGTGTGGACTTAAAAGTAGACTCGGCCCCCATATACTCCCAATATACGAAGTGACGCACATATGCAACTAGGTTTGAACATTACGAATTCGAACGCCCCGGGTACTATTACCACGGGTGGTATGGTCACCATCAAGTCACTAAAAGCGTTGCAGGATGAACAGCGACAAGCGGCGCAGCAGCAGAATTCTCAGCCTGTTGTTCAAGCTCTAGCGGGATATATTCGTAAGACTTGGATGTCATCCATGATGGCCAAGCAGATGACGTCTGAGATCAAAATGTTGAAGTCTGTTCGCGCGCGACGCGGAGAGTACGATCCCGATAAGCTTGCTCAGCTACGGGAGCAAGGCAGTTCCACCATCTACATGATGTTGACATCGAACAAATGCCGTGCAGCATCGAGCTGGTTGCGCGACACGTTAGTAACGGCTTCGGACGAGAAGCCTTGGACAATCAAGCCCGGTGCGATTCCTGACATTCCTCCGAATCAGATCGAGAGCATCATGCAGCAGGCTCAGCAGGAAGTTGAGCAACTCTATGCAGCAGGGCAACCACCATCAGATCAGCAGGTGCGCGAGCGTTTGCTTGAGATGAAAGATATGGCGCTGTCTCACTTGAAAGACATGGCCTCGCGTACTGCAGAGCGCATGGAAGTCAAGATGACTGACCAGTTGCAAGAAGGCGGCTGGAGCAAAGCGTTTAGCGATTTTCTAGACGACATCACGACGTTCCCATCGGCGTTTATTAAAGGGCCAGTGGTTCGTAAACGCCCAAAAATGAAGTGGGTACCGACACAAGATGGTCAGTATCAGATTGACGTGCAAGATCAGTTGTGCCTCGAGTGGGAGCGTGTTGATCCGTTCAATATCTACCCCGCAGCTGATGCGTCTGATGTCAACGATGGCTCATTGATTGAGCGTCATAAGTTACATCGTGCTGACTTGCAAGCCCTGATGGGCGTTGAAGGTTACAGCGACGGCGCAATCCGCATGGTGCTTGAGGAGTACGGCAAAGGCGGTCTGCGTGACTGGATTTATGTCGACATGAACAAGGCTTCGGCTGAAGGCAAGTCAACAATGGGTGTGCAGCAGAACCCATCGCAGTTGATTGATGCACTGCAGT